TTAATATTATAGTCTTGTAGTCCGTTTTCGGACTGATTAAAGTCCGTTTCGCTTCTGTTCCATGTTTTACATTTTTCTGTAAATCTTAGATACTTTGTTTTCCCAAAAGAACTCAACTCAATAAATCCTCTGTCTGCAAGTTCTTTAATGTTTTTGTAAACTCTTTTAGGGATTGAAAAAAGCAACGGAAAATCATCTACCATTTTTGTTTCTGAATATTGATACCAAACAATGCCATCAACCGTAATTGTATTAGTCCACGTTGGCAATGTCATACACGCTGCAAGCGTTGTTGTTTGAACAATAGTCAGTTCATTCGCAACGGCGAATCTTTGGTCAATCAAAATATTGTAAGTCATAATTAAAAAAGAAAAGCCCCAATTAGAGCCGTTACACATCTAAAAGGGGCTTTGTAGCTAATTAGCAAATATCTTTCAATCGGTAACGGTCGATTGTTTTACGCCACAAATATAATACTTTTTTTTTATTCCAACAACTGTACGGGCTTAAATGCTTCTTTTACCGCAAACAAATTTCCCTCACTTTCGTTTGGAACAATCGTAACAACCGGATAACGGGAACGGTCGCCGGGCTTTTGAGAAACTGCAAATTGTACGTTCATATCAAAGATAATTCCTTTGACGAACTTCTTTTCTTCCAATATGGCGTCGAATGTATCACGGATATTGGGTATTGTTGACGCCGTACCCTTTGTCGTGAATTGCCATACCCCGCCAACGCCACGAACCAACGGAACAATAAAAGTTACGGTTAACGTTACAATCCATCCGTCGCCGCCATTCTTAACAGCCCGGTTTGGGTGTTTTTTCGCAACGCCTGCCATTAAATCGGGATAATCTTTTGTACTGTATTGTGCATATTGTTTCCCGTTCCATACAAAGAACGTTTCCCCGTCGCCGTATGCAACCAATTTACCCGCATCATCCCTATATTGATATTCTTCCCTGCATGACTTTTCCGGTTCATCATAAACAAATACTATTTGTATTGTTTGCGGTTTATCCCCGTATGCTTGATTAAATAGCCCTGCATATTTTCCGGTGCTTACAAAATAATCTATACTTTTAGGCAATCCCTTTTCATCTTTTATGCCAACTTTTATTTTCCCAATTATAGGTAATGATATTCTATTTATTGGTTCATTACGCATTATTCTACCTTTCATTTTGAGCCTCCTTTCTTCCAAATATATCCTCCGGCTGTGTGTCTTTTTCCTAATATTACTTTACTTATATTTTGCCTTTTTATTCCAGTAGCATTTTCAGCGTCTATTGCCCCATCGTACTCTGCAATATATTCCCCTTCAGAGGAATATTGTAAAACCTTCCTTTTTCTATTTTTGGAAATTCGTTCTTGCCTTGTCCCATATTTCAAATTGTATTCAATAGTACACCATTCAAGATTTTCCATTCTATTAATTAATGGATTTTCATCTTTATGATTAATGCAAGGCAAATTATTAATGTTAGGAATAAATGCTAATGCCACAAGTCTATGTACAAAAATTTTTTTTGCAACTCCATTAACATTTAATTCAACGTTATAATATCCCTTTACTATTCCTTGTTTTAATATTTTGCTTTTTGTTGATATAATAGTTTTTGAACAAATTGTATAAGGTCTTTCTAATGACCTTACATTACCATAGCTACTAACTTGATAATACCCATCATATCCGGGAATGTCTTTCCAAATTTCATTTTCCATAATTGCCAACTTTTAAGAACTGCCAACAAATTAGAAATGGGGACGGGCTGTTGGCTTACCCTTTCGGCCGGTAGCTACTCCGACCTATCCCCATTGCAAATATATAAATTATTTTTTTACTTTTGCATCATCTTATCGCCCATGTTGGCGAAAAAGATACGGGGGCGGGCTTTCCGCCCCTTGCTTTTATATATCAATTTCAGTATTCAACAAATCTTTCTTTGTCACGGGTTCCGGCTTTTTAGGCTGTTTTTCTTCGATTTTAGCCACTTTTTCTTTTTTTGGTGTAATTGTACGTTTTGCGGTTTTCTTTTCCTTGACGGGCTTGTTTTCCGCCGTTTTTGCCGTTTTTCGTGTGGTTCTCTTTACGGTCTTGGTTTTCTTTTCCTCCGGTTCCGGCTGTGGTTCGGGTTCCGGGTCTTTCTTCAAATCCTCAACGGTAACGGCTTTTTCCGGTTCCGGCTTTTTCTTTTCCGCCGGGGCTTTGCTTTTAACAAGTTCCGCCAACGTCAGCGAAACAATATTGTTTGTCAAATCCGGTTCGTTATCCAATGATATTTCCCCGGAAACCGCCGTAAATGTATTATCCCGTTTTTCGTCCTCAATTGCTGCCAACTCCAAAAGATACGGGATTTTCTTTGCGTTCGGGCTGTCTGTTTGGTCTTTCAAATTGTACGTCGGTTTCTTTCGCCAATCTTTCGGGCTAAAATTGAAAACACGGTCAATCGGAATATCCGGGAAATTTTCGTTCCACATCATCGCATATAAATGCAACTGAATTTCCGATTCTTCGTAAAATCCTTTGCGCCCGCTTTTGAAATCCACAATTGCGTTTATGTATTCTTTTGAACCGGGCTTTGATAACATCGTACACGGTAAATCAATCATTCCGGCGTAATTATGAACGGGGTGTACCAACGCAATTTCCACGGCTAACGGTTTAACGTCATAATCCAAAACAAATTGCGCAAATGCTAATATATCCTTTTTGAAATCATCAGCGTAATAAATGAAATCGGCGGGCAATTTGTTGTTATCAATATAATCTTTCAATTTGGCTTTCAATCCGTCCAAATCATAAACCCGGTTAATTATAAGTTCTTCAAATTGGGCGTGCATAAATGTACCATACGCCGCCCGTTCTGCTTTGTATCGTTCCGCCTCGTCAATACCTTTGTCGGCAATCCATTTTATCAGAAACGGCGATTGTGGCATTGTTTGGGACAAAATTGTTGTAACTGACGGATAAAATTCCGGGGTTCCGTTGTCGTCAAACTTGTAATAATATCGGTGTCCTTTGCTGTTTAGCTGCCATACTTTATACGGCGGTTCAATCAACGCACCATCAAAAAACATTGCTGTCATTTCCTCAACCGTCATGCCCGGCACAATTTCAAAAGCCCCGGCGGGCTGTTCTATTTCGACGGCATCCAATCCGGGGACAATCTGTTGTTCATCGTTTATTTCCGGGAATTTATCGGCGGGCAATTGTCCCATTGCTTCCGCCAACTTCTTAACCGCATTTACTGCGTTACCCATTGTGTTTGCAATACTTTTTTCCGGGTTTTCCGGCTGTTTCTTTTTCGCTCTCATGTTATTTGCTCTTTAATTCGTTAAACAATACATAAACCATTAATCCACACATTGCAGAAAACAAAAAATGGATATAATTCCAAAATCCGGCAATAAAACATATTACTCCGAAAATGCTAAATATCATTGCAAAAACCTTTGCTTGCCACGCATCGGAAAAGAAAACATCAACCATCTTTTCCATTTTTTCGATAAACTTCTTTTTCATGGTTTTAATCCTCCATTCCAAACAGATAATCGGCGGAACAACCGCACATTTCGCAAATTATTACTACCCATTCCGGTACAATCCTTTTGGTTGTCCCGTTGCAAAGATTTGTCATATTTACCTGCTGTGCGCTTTCGCTTGCGCCCTCAAATAAACGGGCTGCAATATCCTTTTTCAATACCTTTTTTCCGTTCGCCTCGGAACGGGCGATTGCTTCATTTACTCTTAATTTCATATTGTTTATTTTTATGGTTATTATTCTACGTGTCCGCAATGTTTGCAGGTTTTTTCCTCAAATATCGGTTCGTATTCATACGGGGTTAAATACCCATCGCCGCCGCAACATTTATAATCGGCGTCGGTAACTTCCATTTCTCCGCCACATACCGGGCAATCTCCTTTTCCGACCAATACCAAATTCAGAAATGCGTCCAAATGTTCGGAACGTACAACCGAAATTCCGGTTGCTTTGATAATGCCGACAACATCAGAAACCGGAACGTCACGTTCGATACTATCAAACAAAGTGCATCCCCAAAATTTCGGGTCGTCTTGTATCATTTCCTTTTGGATTAATTGATTTACAATGATTGTTTCAACTTCTGTTGCTTTCTTTCCGGCTGCTTTCGCCAAAATGTTCAATTCTTTGTCTTTTCTGATATTCATATTATTTCGCACTATCCCCGTGCGTGGGCTTAACTTCAATGCAAAGATACAAACATTTCTTTAATTACCAAAGATAAATACTTTTATTTTAAATTTATTTTTGCGGGTTGTTTTGCAATTTACGGCAAACAATATATTTTTGTGGTACCGCATCAACCAAATATCGCTCTCGGTTACTGCGTAAAATTCCCCCGGTGCATATTGATTTATGACGCCGGGGGTCTTTTTATTTCTTACTCTGATAATACAACCATTTGTAAATTCCGCCGTAATATCCGGTTTCCAATACTGCTTTTCGTATGGTCTTTGCGTCGTACTCGCCAAATGTTACGTACTCATATATTGACGGGTTTTCATGCAACGCAAATTCAAATGTTATGTCAATATATGCGTCGCCGGCCTTGTTAAACGCATGGTCAATCGGTATTGGGACGTTTGTTATTCCCTCACAATAAAGAATCCGTTCCGGGAACGCCTCGCAAAGTAAATGGGAATTTTGATAACATTGTTTAGGCCGCGGCTTAATTACATGCTGTATATATTCCAATTCGTAATCCTCCAATACATCAGCCGCCGGAACAATTTTAACGGGCTTTGCAGCATTAAACAAGTCTACAAAATACGCTTTTTGTCTTTCGTGCATAGGTAATTCCAACATCATTTCAATTTCTTTTATTATTATACTTTCCATACAATTTGTTATTCCGTCCATTCCTCAATATACATTTCATACGCTTCTTGGCAACAACGCCCCTCACAACTTATATATCCATTTGGGACGCCGTGGTTCCTTTTTCGCCATCATCCAAAGGACAATATAAACACAAATCGTCGCTTAAATCATCAACGTTGTTTATTGTTTTCATATCATTTGTTTTTTTGCCGGGGAAATCCCCGGCGTTGATTATGCAATACGAATTAAATTAGCTTTTTTGAAACATCTGTATTCCTGCTTTTCTGTATCGAAATACGTTTGTACCGTGTCGGCGGGTTTCCGGGTTCCGGTTGTTGCCGGAATTGTTTCCGGGTTTGTGGTTCCGTATGCCTCACGCAATGAACCGTCTATTTTCTGAAAATAGAATTTTACTATTCGCTTTTTCATTTCGGCTTTTAGCTTCATGTTTAACCATGCACATTTTAAAGCCTCTGAAAGTTTGTAACCATTGCGTTTTACGAATTGCCACGCCAATTTGAAAATCTCACTTAATTTGTTTCTTTTTTCTGAACTCATACGAATTTGTATTTGGTTCCGGGAACCCGCCCGGTCGGATATTATTTAACATAGAAACTTATCTTTATTCCTCTGCGCAATTTGCAAACGGTTTTATCATCGGTGCCATTAAATGCACGGCGCAACATCTTATTAGCCATTTCAACGCCAATCAATTCAATCAATCCTTTAACGCCTACCAACTTGTTAACCTTTTTACCGTCAACAATACCGTTGATTTTAATGCGGAAATTGCGATTAATTTCTTTTGTTGTGTATAATAAACCGTTGTAAATTGTTGTTGCCATTTTGATTTTCTTTTAATTGTTCGGGGTAAACGCCCCGTCGTTGTTGTTTGACAATGCAAATATACAACCTTTATTTTAATTACCAAAAGAATTTCTTTTTATTCTATCGGAAAATGGCAAAAAATTCTGTTTTTGGTTCAAAAGATAGTTATTTTGGTCGAATTTTCGATTTAAGCCACTTTTTCGGGCGAAATGTGTAATTTATCCATCCGGGAAAGAAAAGCCCGCTACGGGGCTAAAAATGGGCAAAACTAAAAAAGCCGGGGAAAACCCGGCTAATCCTTAAAAACAATCTTATAAATGGAATGAAAAAGTATTTGATACAAAAATACTCATTTTTCAATCTCTATATATTCAGCCCCCATTATTTTTGTATGCGGGTTCCTGCTGATAACATCAATTTCCCGGTTCTTTATTTTCTTGGTTTTCCATAAAAAACCTAACCAACGTTTGTATTGCACCGTTTCGACAATCAACAGACTATCCCGGTTTATATGCGTCCCGGTAAATTGTCCGTCCGGCGTGGCGCATCCGTGCAACTCAAACCACGGTTCGACAATATCGACGCATCGTAAAACGGTCGTAACCGTATCGCCGGGCAAATATACAACACTATCCCGGACGGTTGCCCGCAATTCGTTGATTGTTTCCATTTGGGTTGTTGTAACCCGTTCCAAATCCCGGTTCTTTGCCCGCAACGTCTTTATCAACGCCAAATCGTCCGCCCGGTACTTTTTGTATTCCGCCAATGACAACTCCAAATTCCCGACTTTGATTGCGTTCAAACTGTCTTTCGTTTGGTACGTCTTGACGTCCTGCAATAGTATTTCGGTATTGCTCCGGTATCTGTCCCGTTCCTCGGTCAACCTCTTTATTTTGACGTGTTGCACCCAAAAGGCGGCGGCAACCGCCAAAATAATTGCCGCCAAAATCAAATACTTTTTCATAACGTCAATACCCTTTTAATTGCGGCAACGTGCATATTGGCGATACGTTCCCGCCCGTCATCGCTCATTATGAAACGGCAATCTTTTCCGGTATCCATGAAAAAGTTTTCCGTAAGAATTGCCGGGCAACTCGTGTGTTTGAGGATATAAAACGCCGCTTCCTTATCCGGGTCGCCGTCGGCATAATCGAAACGCATACGCCAACCGTCGGGGGAAAATTCCCGCCCCGCTTCCTCGAAAAATACCGTTGCGATTGCATCGGCGGGGGTTTGTCCGGGCGACGTGTAAACCTCCCAACCCGTACCGCCCCCGGCGTTTGCGTGTATGCTTAATACATATACCTTACCGTCGTTATCTTTGGCGATTTGATTTGCCCGCTTTACACGCTCCGATAACGATATGTCGTTTTCCTCCGGTACTAATATACGATATGGTATGCCGTATAAATCCAACTTTTCCGCAATGCGGCGTACAATATCCCGGTTAAACTCGTATTCAAACAATTGCGAACCGTCCGCCCAAACGGGGGAACGTTTTCCGGCTGTATCCTTTCCGTGTCCGTTATCCAACAAAACAATTGGTTTCATTCTTTGCCTCCTTTTTCTTTGTCCGGTATGTCCTCAATACATTTTTCGACCTCCGAGCGGTTAAACAACCTAAATACATTTACTTTCTTATTTATTCCTTTTACCTCAAAATAGTTATTAAAGCAACTTGAAATTTCAATACCATATACAACCAATAACAACACACCCGACAAAACGGGTATTCCCAATATCGTACCAAATGTTTGTCCGAACAATCCCGCCAATGTTACCCAACAAATGTAATCAACTAATTTATTTATCGCCCGTCGCCATTTCCGGGACGGTCGGATTGGCTCCCCTCGTTTTTTTGCGGCGGCAACGCCAAAACGACTATCGACAACTATTAATACAACAGCCAAAAGCAAAAAGGGAATAAGACTATTATAAAAGTCCAACAAAGGCGCAACAATCGCCGTGGTCGTTCCGTTAATAATATTACGTTCTTGCATATCCATATTAAAAGGTTATGCCGGGGGAATATCCCCCGACTTGTTATTACTCTACTAAATCAACCTCAACCCGTGCAACCTGCAATGTTTTAGACAAACATTTGATTGCAACATTATCGCCGTTGAAATAATCCGTATCAAATACAAATTCATTCCAATATGTACCCACTTCCGCCGTTGCACAAACGACGGTTCCGCCAATTGATACCGCCATTTTTGCACAATCGTATGAACCTTGTTTGATTGCTGATTGATTAAATTTGGCGTCCGTATCGACGTACAACGGGAAATATCGTGCAACGACCCGGATTTGCATTTTGCTATAACGATACGGCGACGTGTTAAGAACGTCCGTTTTAATCGTCTGCGTTACTTGGTCGCCCTCGCTCAATTCCCTAACGGTCGTAACCCCGTTGGGTAATGCTTCGGGCGAACTGTTAAGCGGGTTTAATACCGGGGTGTATTTGGGTACACTTGCGATATTATCCCACGCCGTACCGTCGTCCAACAACGTATCGGTTAATAATGACGTGCCGTATTTCCTCGCAATAAATGGAATACCGGGGTTGCGCTTCTTTCGGGCTCCCGACACTTCAAACGATATATCCGCAATGGTAATATTTGTACCCTCCAACAAAATTGCCATTTTGTCAAAATCCATTGCATATTGCAGATACTCGGACAAATCGGTTTCCCCGTCGCCGTTCAACTGTATTTCGTCCCATTTTCCCAAAGGTTGACGGAAACGTTGCATATAATCCGCCGTCGGGTAATCGTAAGAACCTTTTAAGGTAACGCCCGATACATTGGTTGTCGGGTTGTCGGTTCCGCTTGTAGTTTTTCCCGTCGATAACGTCGTTGTAACAACAATACCGTTTACAACATCTTCAACGGTATATGTACCCAACAAAGTATTGCTAAATACGCCGCCCGTAATATCAAACGTTGAACCGGGCGTTAACAGGCTTTCCCCGGCTGTTACGCCAAACGCAATATATCGTTTATCCGGCAAAGGATTTGCCAACGACAAATTACGCTTAACATACGCTTTCGTAACTCCGGTTGCCTCCAACTTCATTTTCAACATATTTATTGAATTGCGGTCGAACGGTACAATACATTCAATTAACGCAAAGTTTCCAAACGCCACGGATTGCGATTTGTTTTGCAAATATTGGTATTCATTGTTCGCCGACGAATACGCCCCCCCGGCGTTAAGACGGTCAAAATATTTTTCCGTTGCCGTTGTCAGAACCGCCGCCCCGTTTTCAATTTCAATATACCGTTCCGCCCGGCTTATATTGTCAGTAAATACCATGTTTTGTTTGTCTGACGTATCAATTGCCGGACGAACTCGGAACAACTTAATACCACGGTCGGGGCGTGGCAATGTATCCAAATACTGTTTCATTCCATACGTCCACATCCAATGCGTCCGGGTCGCCGGGTGTCCATTGCGCCAAAATGGCGGGAATATAGAACGGAACAAAGCGGTTGCAATACGTCCCCACTTCATAAACATATATCCACGTTCATTTGCTAACCTCGACAATCCGTAATAATTGTTATTGTAATCGTGTTCGGTTCCCAAAATTGGGGTTGCTCCCATTGCTTCGATTGCCTCGGCTAATTTTTTGAAATTCTCAAAATACGTGTCCGTACTTGCGGCGAACAATACGCCGTCGTTATCTTGCATTGCGATAACCCCGTAAGTCAAACCCCAATTTTGAACCGGAACTACGCCCAACCATGTTTCGTTGCGGTTGATACGTGCCAAACATTCCAACGCATCGTCGCCCGAATGTCCGAAATTGTAAAACAGATAATCGCTAAACATTGAAAGGTTATCCAATGCGTGTTTACCTTTCATACAATACCCGTTCAAAAACGAATTTGAGAAAAACCCGATTTTCCCGGCATTGGCAATGTTGATTTTTTCAACAATACCAATATTTTCTAATGCCGTAACCCTATTATCCAACGCCTTAATTTGGGCGGGTAACGCTTCATACGAATACGGTATCAAATCCGGGTTGATACTTTGTTTTCCTTTATACGGTTCGTATTGCGTCGTTACGTTACCTTTTTCCGCCTGTATCGTGTCGTAATCATATTTGACGGCTCTAAAACGTACTGTAAATTGCAAATAAACCGCATCGTCCGGGGCTTGCAACAAAATGGTTCCGTAAATATTTCTGCTAACCTCGTAATTTCCCGAATAAGGTAAACCCGTTGCCGGATCAATCGGCATAATAGGCGTTGTTTTATCGGCGGCAACAAAACGGGCGCAACGTGTCACAATTATCTCCGTGTTGTTGGGGTCTTTTGCTCTATACAATGCGTATGTTTTACCCGCTTCAATAGGAATTAACGCCGAAACTGACGAATTTGCGTCAGAAATTAATATTCCTTTGACGCTGGAAATATGTTTTCCGTCAATTATCGTATCCTTATTGAAAAGGTTTTTGCCAGTGTCAGTTATAAAAAATCCGGCTTTTTTTACATATTCGGGCAATTCCCAATACGTTACAAATGGTTGTGCCGTGTCGCCGACGTTTACCATTGTTTGCGAATAGCTTTGCAAATCCGTTGGCGTTGGTGCAGTCTGTTTGATATGGATATTAAACCATATTTCGTTTGCACCCTCCGGGACGGTAACGGTAAACGTTGCATTACCAGCTTCGACAATGCCGCTAATAAATACGCCGTCTTTTGCAAAGGCAACCGCATTATGACCACCAACGTAACCCATATTGGAAAATGTGTACGTTTCGCCAACTGTTACCGGGATACATCCGCAAAAATAGTTGGCATTTGTGTTGATACCGTTTACTGTGCTACTTGCAAACGAAACATATCTACCATATTTAACCATTGCCGAAAAGTTGAACAATTGTGCCTCATTTCGCGCAATTAAACCGTCGTACTTTCTCAACAAATTGTCAATAAATGGGCTTTCTGCCAACAAATACGACTTTAATTGTACGTGGTTGTAATCAACATAACCGGATACGGTAACGGGGGTTTTGTATATTGCCGTTTGCTTGCTTATATTCGGGTCCCATGTTAACGTCGTTGTCAACCAACAAATCCCCAACGTATATGTATTTTCATTGGTCGTAAACTTTGGTGAACTCGATACTTTGCCAATCGCAACGCCGTTTTTATCGTACTGCCAAATCGAATACAAACGGGCGGTCGCTCCGGGTGTGTAAACTCGGTATTCCGTATTTGGGTCAACCTTGACGTTCATAGCAATTGCCGAACCATTCCACGCCGGAATTTTCGTGCGAATTGTGCCGTCTGCGTCATTCAGATAATAACCATTTTGGAACAATGCGTTATTAAAATAATTAATCCGGTCAATAATTGCGTCGCTATCGACTTTAACGTTATTAAGGTCAATAATTGCGTCGGTACTTGGGATACTGATTGCAACCGCCGACCAAACATTGTTAGCCTCGTTTTTGATTGTGTACGCTTTTCCCCGTTCCAAAACCAACCCGCCAAAATTGACGTATTCGCCGGGTGTGGCGGAAATATAAAATACATTCCCGTCCGGGGTTCCGGGTTTGGTTTTTGGTGTCGCAATTCCAATGTATGTTGCATTTGCACCCACGTTGTTTATTATTGATAACAACGTGTTTTGGAGCAATTGCCCCGTAATTTCATTGTTTCCATTCTGTTTAACAACATTGGAAACGGCGGCTTTTAAGTCATTGTAATTTGCCATAAGATAAAAATATTATAGGTTATTGAAATCGTCGTTGAAATCATTATTAAAATCCCCACGGTTTCCCGGCACATATCCACGCCCTATTTTCTTTATTACCGTGTTAGTGTCAAATTCTGCCTCAACGCTTGCTAAATCTCCCTGCGTTTGCCATTTTGGGGTAATCAAAAAGGTATCGCAATTATACGATATACCGTTGGACGTAACAACGGCGTGGTCGGATAATCGTATTATACGCATTGCATCGCATAAAAATTCGGGGGCTAAAAAAACAAACTTATACGTTTTTTCGCTCAATTGCTTTTCCGGGAAAAAAAACCCGTCCCGGTTTTCGCCGTCCTCTTCAAACTGATATTCCGGTTTACCCAATTCCGCACAAAGATACACGACGTTTTTATATTGGTCGCTATATTGGACGTGCCCCCCCTCATAGTATAAATTTTCATCATCCCACCATTGTACACGCAAATAACCGTCCATACCTCCGGCGACAACGGTAAACATTTCGCTATAATAATAGCGACCGTTCACGGTTAGACGTAAATAGTATATCCCTTGTTGCATTGTTATTCCTAACGGTAATTGTCCCGGATAAAAAACAATATTGTATCCGTTCGTTGGGAAAGACAACACACGCAATCCGGTTGACGTCATGGCGGTTAACAAGTCCATAACCGTTTTACCGTCCTTATCATACAGGATTGCCCCCGTAATGTTGGGGGCGGCGTTATAATCGACAACAAATTGAAAGGGTAATATAAACCCGGATTGCGAAAATAACGGGTAAATATTGCCATACGCATACGATTTGCGGGCGTTCTGATATTTAATATCTGAATACCACGGTAACGGGCTTAAATTATTATTCCGTATCATACATTAATGTTACTTTATTCATGCGGCTATGCAAAGTTATTGATATTTTGTTTATTTGTCCCGAACCAATAGGAGTTTTAACTAATTTCATCGGGTCGGGGTCGTCAATGGACGGGTATGTTACCGTTTGTTTCTTCTTTCGTTCCACTCCATACGCATTCATTGAACTTCCGTTTATTTCAACCCGTCGGGCGGGTAAATCATATACATAATACGTCGGTTGTAAGTAGTAAAACGAAAGGATATAATTTTGCAATACAAAATCGACGCCCTGTGCGGAAAACGTTCTATATGGCAAAACTAAATTATTGTTACTATCACGAACCGCCGCAAATAGTGCGAACCCGTCCTCACTGATTGCCGACGGGTTCAAAATCATATAATCCACGTCAGACGTAAAATTTGATACCGTTATTTCCTCAATCTTTCCCGGCGTTACAAACTTGCTTAAAATGTTTATTGGGCTACCCTCGAAAGGCTGTGTAACATCGTCCATCCATTCAAATTGGTATCGTTCCGCCATATCTACTTTATCAAACGACCATTTCGACGACGCAAACCCCCACGTTTTCCCATTACGGACGTTTAACAATGTCGTCAAATCAACCGTTAATCCGGGATTGGCGGAATATGACCCGCCATTGCGGAACCACAATATATGCTCAACCTTAAATTTGCCGTCCTCTATATACCAAAAACAACGGAAACAATCCCGTAACATATTGGTTAATTGTTGCAATGTGGTTGGGGCTTTTTGCGCCGGGCGGTCGTAATCTCCAACCAACACATTTGTTTTTTGCGTCAACAACAATTCAAATTTTTGGTGTGAAATCGGGTTTGTTGCGCCGTATAAAAATTGGCTATATTCCGCCGTCGCTTCGTGGCTGATACCCGGCGCAAATTGTTTCAACAAAACCGATATACAGGACGCCACCGGGTACGCATCCCGTAACGTATATTGTTTGCGTGCTTTTTCTTCCAATATCCAATCAAAAAGAGCAAAGCCAAACCAAATTGACGCATACCGCCACGTTGACCGGGCAATTGGGAAAAACTTTTGCCCCCAAATGGAATACGGCGGCGCAAAATATTGTCCGTTATCCGCCAATCCGTATTCCGTTGGTTGCGCCGAAAAATTATTGGATATATACCCGACGTCTATTGCATAACCTATCGCCCTATGATAATTACGGTTGTTTTCTACAATGTCATCCGTCGGCAATTGATATGTCGTTAAATCGTTTATCTTTTCAACGTCACACAAATAACGGGCATATATGTTATATGTTGTCATTTCTGCGTGTGGCGTTCCCGACGCACCGGAACCGGAAACGGCGGTAAAATCAAATTCGGCATTATCCCACGGCTGATTACCGGTACTAACACGGCTATAACTAAACAAAACCACATTATCGGACGTCCTCACTATCTCGTAGTTTATAATGCCGAAAAATGGCGGTTGATATTCTTGGGACGCCCTAATTGTAAAACCATTGTTATTGTTGGGGTATAATGTTCCCGTAAACGTATTATTTGCCCCTATACTCATACGCCCGGCATATAGTCCGTTTACATTAGGGTTGGAACTCCCCGTTACGTTTATTTCTTTTAGCAAATTACACAAAGCAAAATAATACGTATTTATCAATGCGTTGCGGTCGCTTACTGCGTTTGCGTCTTGTTCCCAATAATCGCCACCCAAAAAACAAGAAACGACACTATCGCCCGGAATGTATATTTGAATTAAGGGGCGTTTGTCGAATAATACCCGGTTGATTTTAGGGGCTAACGTTATCAAATTATACTCTTTTTCCAATCCCGCCAAAACGTCGTTATAATCGTCCAACGGGTCGGGTTGAACCGTACATTTTTTGTTGTCGGCGTCAAACTCGCAATCGGTTTTGAAAAACTTTCCTTTGAAATAATTTTGCCCCCACGTTCTCCCCCCGTCGTTAGACTTTCGGATTAACAATTGGAATTGCGTTTCAAACGGTTGATTGTTGATATAATCGTAATCATCCCGGATAAATGAAATTTTACCGGACAACTTGGTACGGTAAAAACGTTGGTTCGTTTCCAATTCAAACTCCTTTGCCAAATCGTCCTTATAAACAGGATTACAAACCCGGCTTGTAATCCAATTGTCATTGGAATACATATTGCCAATATATGCCGTCCCGTTTTCTACCAATGTAGTACGATATACGGCACGGATATAAACGGAATTATTGGGGGCGGTAACAATACCGTCGGCGTAATTATGATTTGTACCCCAATAATCCAATACGTTATAATTAGCGTCATAAAAAACGCCTGTTTGTGGTTCAACCCAACCAACACGAAAACGGCGATTACCATTTAACGGTATAAATGTTTCCGTAAAACAATAACCCGGTACGTTGGGTCTAATATTACCACTTGAGGATAACAACACATCGTAACGCCAAAATACGCTAACAAATTCAAATTTATAAATTGGGTTCATTTTCAATTGCTTTTATACTTACGTCGTAAATTCTTGTATAACTCAACCGTTCCGTCAGATACCGGAATAAAACGGCGGCGGTTCATTTCCTTAATTTCCCGGACGTCGTTTTGCAATTCCCGCAAATCCGGGTTTTCCCCCGCAACGTTAATGGATATACCATTTGCCCCGTTGTAAGCGTTCATGTACTTTTTTTCAAAGGTTCCATTGTTCAACGCCCGGACAACATCGGGTATCAAACGGCGATAACGCCGGGAATTACGTTTGTTGAACACGGCGAAAAATTCGCCTCCCTCGGCACGTCGGCGGGTTCCGTCCGGTTTCGTTCCTAAATCAATATCATTTCCGCTTTGGTGCGAACCGCCCTCCAAAAGTTCAACGGTACCGTCGCCGTATGTTTCCGTTCCTCCGGTTCCTCCGGTCTGTTTTGCCAATTGCGCCGCCTTGATTTTAGACGCTGCAAAACTCGCCCACATTACGGCAATTGCAGGTATTGCAAACGGGAAACCTAATTGCGACCATATCAACGCCGTTGCAGTTACCATGTTTCCGATTTGCTGCAATGTTTGTATTGCTGCCTGCTGTTTTTGCGCTTTCTGTTGTTCTTTCAACGCTTTTTCTTGGTTTTTCTTTGCCAAATCCAACTCCTTTTGCGCTTGTACAACATTATCGGCGTACCCGTTTGCCCTTGCTTCCAATTCTGCATCCAACGCCGATTGTGCGGCGGAAACCTCTTTATCCGCTTGCTCAACGGCTGCATCTGCTGCGGCAACACGTGCCGCCGTGAATGTATTTAACGCATCCAATGCGTATTGCATAGACGTATTAATTGCCTCTTTTTGGTCGTCGTCCAAATTAAGCCCAAACAAACCGTAAATGTCTGTTCCTCGTTCCTCCCCTTTGGATTGCTCAATTTCTTGGTCTATTTTTTTAATAGTGTTTTGAATTGTTTGTGCCTCAACATCAGACAATTTATTGGCGGCTTGCTGATTTAATTCTAAAACCTTTTGCAAACGTTCCTTTTCTGCTTGCAAACGGAATTGAGTTTTCCGGGCTTCTGAATTTCTCAACAAATCAAACTCCGATTGTGCCAACGCTTGTTGTTGGTCGAATATCTGTAATTGCGCTTGCAAATATTCGTCCGCAATTCCGGCTCCCTTTGCGTCAAAACTTGCATTAATCGCCCCGGCGTCTTGCTGTTGCCCGGTCGGTTTCTGTTGGTTCTGTAATAATGCGGTTTGTCTTTCGTTTTCCAACAACTGCATCCGCAATTGTCTTTCCTGCTCGCTTCCCTTTTTGACTGCTTGCAAACGTAATTCAATGCTTTCTTTCTGCAACGCCAATTCCTGCAATTGTCGGTCTTGTTCGATTTTCAATAATGCCTCGGTTTGTTGCTGTTCCAACGCCGTAATTGTGGCGTTTATCGCTTGGCGTCCGGTTTCGTTCAAATCCTTTTCGGTCTGCAATTGGTGTTGCAAATCCTCAATTTGGCGGGAATACTGATATTGCGTTTGTTGGCGACGCTTTGCCCATTCGTCGGTTTCCAACTGCAATTGTGCATCCTGCAATTTTCGGGTTGCCTCCAAATTCTTTTTATAAGCCGCTTCAATTTGCTTTGCTTGTTGTTCTGCTGCCTTTTCCGCATCGCTTTTACCCCTTGGCGTTACGGTTGGGTTCTGTGTCGTTACGGGCTTATTGTCTGTTTGTGGCGTCGGGGTATCTCCAACAGAAACAGGGATTGTTAACGGTTTTATTTTCTTTTGCATACCCTCCAAACCCTCTTGGAAATTTTCTGTTATGTCTTTAACTTGGGCTTTAACCAAATTTCCGTATGCCGCTGCGTAATCTGATAATCCTTTTTTTACATCGTCAAAATTCAATGTAAATGCGCCTTTTAATGCCGTTCCGGTTGCTTTGACAATATCAATAAAGAATCCAAACACATTTCCCAACGTATCAAACGTTGTTTTGAATCCGGCAACAATCCCATTCCAAATTGCACGTATCAAAACACTTTCATTGTATAACTCAATAAAGTAGTTGACAACATCAATAACCCCTTTTATTATCGCCGTCAATCCTTGGTTAACAAAAACTTTTGCCTGCGTTGTCAACGTTTCAAAATTCCCTCCGGTTGCGTCAAACAACCCGGATAATGCGTTTTGCAACTCAATTTGGCTTTGCAATTGTTCCTCCTGCAATTGCGCCAAAACTCCGGCTTTCCCTTTTACTTCATCCATGTTTGTTGAAATATCTTTCAACGTGCGCAAATACTGCAATCCGGCGTCCTCTCCGGGCCCCCCGAATATATCTGCAATTGCAGCCCCGACCGTTGCCGCATTATCCGGCAATTCTGCCAATTTTGCGGAAACGTCTTGTATAACATCGAACGTTGTTTTGGTTCCGGTCTGCAAATCTTTTTGAACTTGTTCCGACGAAATACCGATACCGTCCAAAGCCGCCGCCGTCGCCGTCGTCATTTCACGCAAACGCAAATTTGCCTCCTTAATTGCGTCAACGCCTTTGTCTGAAAAGATACCCATTTTGTTTGTTTGGGTAACAATTGCAACAAATTGGTCTGCTGATATTCCCGCCTCTTTGAAATATGCCGGGTATTCTTTCAACGTGTCTAAAAATTCCCCGTTCGCATCGCCTCCGGCTAAAAACCCATCCTTAACCAATTGCAATGCCTCATTTGCAGAAATACCAAATTGTTTTGATAATGCGTTTGTTGCAATCAATGTTTCCCGGAAATCTGCGTTGAATGAATCGGCGACGGCTTGCACCTCATTTCTAAACGCTTTCAAATCATCGCCACTTTTCCCGGTAAATTGTTGCGTCAATCTCGTTGCCTCAACTAACCCGGCGTTATAATCGTACCACCATTTAAACGCCGCACCCGCCGCCGCAATTCCGGCAATCGCCAAAAAAACCGGGTTTGAAAGTAATCCCAACAAAGTTTTTCCCAATGCTTTTGCCCCGTCGCCAATAGCTGTAAAAACGGCTTTACTTTCAGCCCCGCCACGTCCTAACGCCAAAAGACTTTCGCCAAATGCGCTATTTAAACCTAACGTTTCTTTTAATTTGTCGCCATACGCAATAATTGCGTCGGACGCCTCCGTATAATTTCCGACGTTCAATTGAAATTTCCCGGTTGCTTCCTGCAAACGTTTCATTTCTTCGTATATTTCTTTGGTTTGTGCAACCAATTTTCGCCCCTCCTCGGTGTTTTCCCGTTCGGCTTTAGTCATGTTGTTTAAATAAATCTTATTCAATGAATATTGCGCCGATAAACGGTTATAACTACCCTCGGCGGATTGATTTATTTTCACAATCAGTTTATTAATTTGGTTCGCTTCCTGCTGTGCCAATTTTAACTCGGCTAACTTTTTGGCGTTCTCGCTTTCTGCAAACGCCAAATCACGTTGCGCACGTGCCAAACGTTCCGCATCGTCTGCGGCTTTTTTGGTTGTCTTTCGCCCGTCCTCCGTTGCGCCGGAAACCTTTTTCAGAATCTCCGCCAATTGTATTGCCTCGGCTTTGATATTTTTCAGTGCATTTGTATAGGTGTCCGAAAGTTCATCCAATTGTTTTATCAAATCTGTAATCGAATTATCCGGGCTTATTAAATCCGAATATTTGATTGGGTTGTTATTATCTGCCATACGCCGATTATTTAGTTATTTACGGGAAATTTCCCGTCTGTTGCATTTTCTTTTCTCAAATGTGTAATTTATCGCCTAAAAATAAAAACGCCGGAAATCTCCTTATTTTGCCCTTTTTTGCTTGTTTGCTTTTTTGGCTTGTTCCTTGATATACTCAAATGCGTTGTAATATTCCAAAACGGTAAATTTCTTTGGGTCAACATGCAAATTTTGGGACAATATCAAACACATATTTTCAAATTGTCTGTCATGCCTAATTTCCACGCTTTCCGAACCGGTAAACGTCTGCGGGTTGAAATAGGTTATCAACTCCGCCGTAATGTCGTCAATCTCTTTTGCGTCCGCCTCGGTTGCCCGACCGTCTATTATTGTGCGTAATACAACAATCGTTCTTTGTTTCAATTTATCGTAATACTCTTTCAATGTCGCATCATCGAACAACCGGGGAAAATACAAACGCAATTCATCGTCTATTTTTTTTTTAACCGCTTCCAAATGGGCGGTTATCTCTGAATTTGCAACGTCTTTAAAAAGACTCATTGTTTGTTGCAATCCATCATCTGACAAATCATTTCGGGGTTTACCATTTATTGATTTAACCAACACGGCAAAAGCCAAATGCCGGGGGGAAACCTCGGATTGAATGAAATATATGTTTTGGCGCATATTTTCCAACTCAACGGTTGCCATGTTTGGCGTTGGGCTGTTCAAATAACGTATTACCTTTTCAATATGTCGGTCAAAATCCGACAAATCGGAACCAACCCCGGCGTCAACCAAAAGCATTTTGTTATACTTGTGGAAACGCATAATTGGCAAATCCTCGATTGAATCATACAACTCAACGTTCATTCCTTTTATTTGTACATTCTTCATAATAAAACACGTGTTATCATTGTACTACAAAAGGGAACGCCCAAAAATGCGGGGTTCCCGGTAAATATCAACGCAAAGAAACAAATCAGAACGCACGTCCACCACGACAAACAGAAATCGCAATTAAACATCTTTGAAAAGAAATCGTTCCCGTGAATCTGTACCCATTCAATGACGCCCCATTTGCGTAATAACGTCAGCACAAAAGCCGCTATTAATGCGACAACAATAATGTTATAAATAAAATGTTCCATATACTACAATTTACATGTCTCTCCAATACTCAATTCGCCCTCAAACCGGAATCCGCCGAACGGGTGCATTAAAAATTGGTTGTCTATTTCGTCCAAAGAAAACCCCCGGTAAATGTTTTCCGCCAATTCATAGACTTTGTTTATTTTATAGCCTCCATGACGCAACCAAAACCCGCCGTTTAATACGTCCAATATTTGACGTTTTAACGCCTCTTTGTTTCTGTTGCTTGCTTCGTTGAAAATCTTTCGATAATCAAACCAAAAGATAATCGAAAACGCCGTTTTTATCCCAATATCAACGCCGGGTTCCCAACTTATGTTTTGCGGGTCGTCAACCCAAAAAAAACAGAAATTACCAATATTTGCATCCGGCGTTACTTCCATATAATCGTTATTGCCGGAATAAACATTTGGCGTATAATATCGCTTTTGGTTCCCGTTGTATTTAACAAGTCTTTCCGCCCTGCCAAATGCAAAATCCAACCACGGCAAATTATCAACCAATCCGTTTTGCATGTTTCCAATTATCCGGTCTAACAATTCCGGGTTGTCAATAACCGGGGCTTTTACATTATTTGCCATAAATTTGTTTTTTTGTTTCTGCCATTAAATCCGGGAAAATATATTTCCAAATCAATATTGAAATATTTTCGTCGGTTAAACCCAATATTTGACGACCGTATTTTTTTATTAAATCCTCTGTTTTAAAGTCAGACGCTTTAATTTCAAATTGTTTATCGCCAACCTCTAAATAAAAACTACTTTCAAAATCTCCCTCATCCCGTAACGTTACCCGGTTTGTCGGCTGTCCCTTAGCCTCTTTAATTGCGATTGTTACGTGGCTGTATGGTGCATAATCCGAAATTTCGACGCCCAAACGGTTAATACCTTGTTCAAACAATTGTTCCTCGGCGTTCAAATCAACTATATATGCCTCATTGTCCCATATAATGTTTTGTATTATCCGCCCGGACGTCAAAGCCTCGTTGAAATCCGCAACCCTTTTTCGCAAATCGGTTATCCGTTTCATAAATACAACTTTTACATGAAATTATATACAACTTTCCCTTTGAATTATATAATTACACGGTTCTGTATCTTACCCCACGGTTATTGCAGGCTAAACAGATACGGTCTAACCCTTGCGTATCTATTTGCAACGCCTCATAAGACTTTTTAAGGTCGTAACCTAAACCGCCGGGACGAACGCCGGACGTGTTGCCGTCCAACTCATACAAAATATCCATCCGGGTTGCGTTTGATTGATTGCGGTTAACCCTTACGTTGGGGTTCATTGCCAACGTCCGCAATGCAATTGCAGCAACTTGTCTTTGTATTACCGTTTGGAAAATCTGCCTTTGGGAAATAATGAAATCCGTTAAATCGCATCCAATAGTAATTTCGCAATTCAGCCCGTAATTTTGGGTTTGTGTGTACATCGTGTATGCAATATCCCACAACTCCGGGTATTCTGCGAACGTTTCCGGCGCATTATACATAAACGGCGTTACTTGCAAATACTTTGTCAATTCTCGCCAAACCTCAACGGAACCCATGTTGCACGTTCCGCACGGCTCCCGGCTCCAATCCTTTGATACGTTAATTGCTTCCATTCCGGCGGGTAATTCGTCTTGATTGTAGCAAAGGAACCACGACCCCCCGGCGTTGTTCTTGTCGCTTATATACGGCAAATAACAATCATTTAACGGGAACCACTGAAAACCGCCATTTGTAACGGTAAAATTCAAATCAAAAGTCTTTATTGGGTCTATCTGCGACGAATGAAACAAATACATTCTAACAACCCCGGTTCCCCCGGTCATTTGCAAACCTATCTTTTCAATTTTCGCCGTCACTCCCATTGCACGAACCGGGACAATTTCAAATCCTACCAACTTATGATTGTTTTGCAACGTCGCCCGTATGCGTCCGGCACCATCAAAGAACGTTTTTCGCTCCAACAAATTACGTGTTTCTTTATCCAACTGCTTAATCTGTGTAAACGTCTGTATTGCGGCCGCAATTCCGTTTCTGGTCATTCTCTCCAAAAAGTCCGTCAACATATTATACGGTTTCCAATATGGGTTTCCGTAATCCTCCCGGCTGTAATCATTATTAAAATCGCTTGCCGTTGGTTCCTCTCCGGTGTTGTCAATTTTAGCAATCCAAACAATACCGTTATGACTCACTTTCCGCCCGGCTTTGTACGGCAATATCATGTTCCATTCCGGGTATTGCAGCCCCCAATCATCCGGCATAATCGCCGCCATATTATCCAACGTCAAAAGCGGGTGCGCACCTTGAAAATACAACCCGCTTTCCGTCTGCGTTAAATTGTCGTCTATCGCCTTTGCCGGGTCGTATGATTGCTCCCACCCGCACACATTTTTTAACGCTTCGCATATTTCATTTATTCTTATCATAAAAACGCCCATTTATTTCCCATATTAGGAATTAAGATTGCAATAAATAAGGGGGCGGGGATAACCACCCCGTCCCCTCGGTTAAATAATTCGTTATGCTCCGGCGTTATGCGCTCGCACTTCCGGCGGGAAATTCCCCGGCGTTGGTTACATATACAGGCATACCCAAAGGTACATTTTCCGAACGTGCTGCAATCTGCGCTTTGATAATCGGATTTGCAACGGTTGTTGGGTTGCTGTTGTAAGCAACTACAAACGCAACGTCTGCGCTAAATCCAAAATATTCTTTCACGTTGCACGTCATATCGGCACTCGCTGCGCCTGCTGTCTGTGACTGGTCGCCAACTGCTGTGTAATAGTGCGAACCAACGGGCAAATCAATGTACGGCAAACGTACAACGTCCCATTCGTGGAAATTCGCACGGGTGCGGTTCAACGCCTCACGGTCAACACGTGTTAAAACGCCAACGTTACCATCCTCTACGGCAAAGAATGTGCCGTTTTTGCTAGCTTCATTTACGACGTTGTTTGTATAATGGAACACTTTATTTTCGTATTCCATACGCTTGTTTACGTCGTTATAAATACCGTGCTGTGCCAATTTTTTAATAAGGCTGTCAATTCCGGCGTTACCTACGACGTGAACCAAACCCGGATAACAATTTGCACGCATAATCGGGTTAATATCGCCCATAATTTCGGTTGCCATCTGCGTTGGAACCTCAATAACGTTTGCAGCGAAATTGTAATTCAACTTGTCTTTCAATACTTGGGTTTTTCCTGCCTCCAACGCTGAAACGGCTGCTTGGTCTAACGAATTTGCAAACGCTCTGCAAACCTTTTCCATTTTGCGGTTGAAATCGTGCTCATACGAAATTTCGTTGTTCATATACAACGTTGGCACCATTGTAAAGCCGACGGAATATGTCGCCCAAACCACGGTATAAAGTGCGGACGTGTTTTCATCGTCCGGGATAACACACGTACGAACGTTGCTAACCGTAACGTCGCCATCGTAATTGATAACCGGAACTTGTACCGTATTTCCGATTGAGGCAAACGCACGTTCACGCAATTTCGGGGACAAAATGGAATTTCCGGCGTTGGTCTGTTCAATGAAAAAATCTAATGCGCCATACTCGCACGGGCGGGTCATATTACGGTCTAACTCCGGGTTTTCTACTCGCCAATTCTGTAATCTTGTTGCAATTAAACTCATAGTCTTTTTATTTTAATTTGTTATTAAATGCGGGTTTACCCATTACCCGGTTATCTCTCCGGCAATTTGTTAATACTATTTTCCTGCCAAACCTTTCTCATATCTTCGTCAAACTCTTTGGAACCTACCGTTTTACCTTGCGCCATCAATTGTTTTGTAATAAGTTCGTACGCCTCTGATTGCGTTTTGGCTCCGCTTACGTCCAATGTAATTCCGCCGCCTCCGGCACCGCCTCCGGGCTTATTTGTGCCGCCTCCTAGCTGTTGTCTTTGCTGCTCCAATACTCCCATCGTTTCCAATTCTTTTGTCAGCAACTCGGCGGGCGTGAATGGGTTCAACTGATTGTTTGGATTGCGCATAATTGCGCCGCTTGCATCTTTGAACGCCAAAACCTTTCCGCCGTTTCCGTCGTCTATATATTCCGGGTTCATGCCTTTTACTTTTTCGGTCGCCTGCGTCAAAATAACCTTTGTTACGCTTTCCGGAAATCCTGCTTTGAATTTAAGCCCGGCGGCGGCTGTCTGCAATGCGTTGTCAATTCTTACTCCGAACAATTCTTTTTCGTGGTTTGCCTTTTCTGCCTCATACTTGGTTGTCAACTCGGTAAACTGCGTTGTCACGTTCTGCAAATCTGCTTTTGCCTGCTTCAATGCTTTCACGGTTTCCGCATCTGCCGCACCATCGGCAATTGCCTTTTCTAAACGGGCTCTTTCCTTGGTCAATGAATCAATCTGCGATTGCAGCCCGGTTGCGCCATCGGCTTTTGTTTTCATTTCCCCCATTACACGTTTTGCGTAATCATACGTTTTTTCGGTTCCATTTTTAGCGATACCGGAAACCGCCAAAATATCGGCATCCAAAGCCCCGTAAATTTCGCCCGTTTTCTTGGCAATAACGCTGTTTTCGTCATTCTGCGATAATGTTGTTATCGCTGTAATCTGTTCGTCAGACAATCCCGACAAAGCCGCATTTGCAACTAAAATTTCTCTCGTTAACATAATATTCTTACCCTTTGAATTAATTAAGTGCGATTGCTTCTACTGCTCCGCTGTCTGCGTTAATAATATCAATTGTGTATTTTGGGGAATCCCCGGTTGTGTCAACCAACCAACTAACAACACGTGCATGGCTGATTTTCTTTTCAGCCTCTTTTGTTACCAAAATAACGTCGGTAATTGTTCCGCCCTCAATACATTCAATCAACTTTTTCTTTGTGTCGCCGTCCAATGCTGTGGCGGTTGTGGTTACTTCAATAACCAAATTGTCTTGCTGTGCAATCTGTGCCATATTCGTAATTTTTAATGGTTAAATATTCTCGTTGTTTTCCGGGCTATCGCCTGCCGCTTCCTCTGCTTCTGCTGTTTTTTCGGCTTTTGGTTTTCGACCGGCTTTCTTTGGTTCTGCTGGGATAACTCCGGCGGCTGTCAGTTCTGCAATAATTTCGGCTTTCATTTGTTCACGTTCTGCCGCCTTTGCTTCTGCTGCCGCCTTTGCTGCTGCTTCTGCCTTTGCTCGTTTGCCGGCTTCAATCTTTTCTTTGTTCGCTGCCTCCCAAACGTTCGGGTCGTGCATAATGTCAACTTTATAACCCATTTTTCGCAAATTGTGCAATCCGAATGTTTCAAAGAACTTTTTTCCGAAAACCTGCATACGTGGTCGTGAAATTCTTTCGCCCGTTTCTTGGTTGAATTTTACAACCTCAATACGACAATGATAAAAACTTTCTTCCCCTTTGGGAACAATGAAATTTTCCGGGGTAACGTCCAACAATCCGACGTCCTTTGTTTTACCCTCTGTTTCTGCTTTCACTCGCATAATCATAAATTTTTTTTGTTATTACTTCAATTTTCTTGGAAAATGGTATTTGGCTGCCAAATTCCAAAACGTTTGTATTCTCACGTTCAAACCTACGCACAAAATTAGCGAAATTCAATTTAATGCGCAATTCATCCTCGGTAATTAGCTGTTTTTCGTACAATTCAAATACTTCCGGACGTGTCAAATGTCGGTACGGCTCCAATTCTGCCAACACTAACATACGTTGCATTTGTATTGGGTCGTGTCTGTACTCCGTTTCGATAATCTGATTTTGTAGCGCATCCAATTCCCCCTCGCTTGCTCCGCTTTCTTTCGCCATCTTATAACGTTCTCGCAATTGGGTTGCATCAGACAAATAAAACTCGGTGCCATAATTGATTTTTGCCGAAATAAACATTGTTCCATAACGCAAACGGCAAACGGTTTCGTCAACGAACTTTTGCGCCGCCTCAAAGCCTTTTTTTACTCGGTTTAATACCGTGCTTTGGCTTTCAAAATTGGCTTTAATTTGCTGTTCATTTAATGCTTCACGGGTTGTTATTTCCTCGTTGGTACCAACAACCGCCGTAATTATGTTTGTACGCAACCGTTCTTCCTCGCTAACGTTATAATCCAAACTATTACGGTCAACGGTCAACATCTGAACCGGGTTGCGCAAATCCGGCTGTTTGTCGCCGTCCGGTACCGGAATTTCAATGAATGAACCAACCCCGACAATTCGTTTATCTCCGCATTTCGGGCAACGCATCAATAAACCCGCTTGGTCTAATTTATAATAGCCTTGTTTATCTTTCAAAAACCCGCCGTCGCAATAATCGCCGTTTTCGCCGTTCGTAAAATCGCAACTTTGTTCATATCCGGAATAAATCGGGTACGACCCGTACATATCCAAATTTTTCTTTGATAAATGATAAAAAAGGAACCAATCTAAACTTTCCAACTCGGTTGTTAACGGGGACGCCTTAACGTCCGGTTCTCTCAAACTCAATGGTTCGTTCCAAAAAAAACGTGCTGGGCAATATCCCAAATCGTGCGGGCTATCAATCAGCAATTCGCCAATATTGCCTTTTTCCTCGGTAAATACCCGGTATCGTTCATCGTCAATTACGGCAATACGGTTGTCGTCCTGCCGGAATATTATCCAACGCATAACGCCCGTTGTTTTGTCTGCCTTGTATGAAATAACGTGTTCAATTGGCAACCAATAAAAGTACGGTTGCGGGTAATTATCGCTGGGGGATTGCTCTTTTGGCAAATCAACAATTAATACGCTGTTAATTTCGGTTTTGAAATATTCCCATCCCTTTGTGCTCCAAATTTCGGGTTCTTCCAATACGTGTTGTCTGTAATACTCCCAATCGTCCCTTTGTTCGCTGTTCATAAACTGATAATTGAACGCCGGGTTACGACCGTCAAAAATGCGGCTCAACTTATCAAAACAAACGCCCGTTACCTCGTTTGTCTTTACGGGGTAACGGAACAATGTTTTGAACACTTTGAATTTGTCTGCGGGTATAAGGTTTGAAACATAAGCCAAAAAATCGGTCACGGGTTGCGTAATGTATGGCGTCAACGCCTTTTCCGCATGAAATCGTATGCGGTTTTGGTGGTAAATCGCCCTACTTATCGCCGCTTTGTTCCGTGGCTCCGTTATCTGCTTTTTTATTTCCCTTATATCTAAGCCCATTTTCTTTGTCAAATTCAAATTTACTATTTTCCGGTAACTGCCAACCGCCGTTATTTGGCATTTTTAAAAGTCTTTCGGCGTGGCTAACTTCAAAATCTCGTGTCGTTTTCAATGTTTCATTTTCCAACGTCACTATTGTTTGTTTACCCTGCTGCATTTTTTAAGTCTGTTAGCGGGTTAAAATCTTCCGGTACGATAATAGCCAAATCATCCGACCAATTAGGTAAAAACGCCCATTGTATTGCGTTGCTATCGGGTGCCTCAAATCCTCCCAATGTTTTATCCCCGATAAACAAAGAACGAATTGGAATAGGATAATGCGTTGTTACTGTTTTCGGGTCTTGCAATGCACCAATTGCGCCGTTTTCATCAAACAAATAAACCCCCAAATTTTGGGAATAGTTTTCACATTGCAAATCTTTCAATGCTTTAATCAGTGATTGCGGCATTCTACGCATAACCGCCGTAAATGGGGTTGGCTCACGTCCAATAATTTCTTCAATACCGTCCAACGTTTCGTTTCCTCCGCCGAACGTACGGGGTGCGCCTGCTTCTGCTGTCGGTGCTTGGATATACGGGGAGACAACAACTTTCGTGTCGTCCTCTGCCGATAACAACGGCGTCCATGACGCTTTTTTCCCAATACCCGCCGTCGTGGTAAATGAATTTTTTCCTCCGGTGCTTTTATACAATCTCTGAAACGCTACTTTCTGAATCTGTCCGAAACTCTCGGCACACGTAAAGTTTGGAATGTTTGGCAGCGCTGCTGCTGCCGGGCATTTACAAATAGCCATAATCTTAATTTTTTAACGTTAAAACTTTTGTTATTATCTCCGGGGGCTAACCCTTTGCCCCATTACTTATTGCAAAGTTATAACATTTTCGAACAAATCCTTGCATATGTGAAATAAAATGCTAATTACGACGTTTAATGCCCCTTGTTGCTTGGCTGTATGGTCTTGTATCGCCGTCCGCCAATTCCTTTTCATATATTCCGGTCAAACCGTCCTCCGGGTCGTCATGCTCATTTGCTGGGAAATCACGCAAAAAACCGGTTACGTGTTCATGTATCTTTGGAAAACGTTCCTCCCATCCTAACGGCATTATGATTTGGGCGTTGACGCTTGCCGAATTTGTTATAATGCGGCTTTCCTTGTTGGCACCTTGGTAAAATGGTTCGGAAATCGCTTTTATCTTTTTACGTATCAACTTTTCAAACCCGGCACCGCCGTTGTTACTTTCAATCCATGCTTTTTGCGTTCCACAACGGTTTATCATTTCCGGGACGGTAACGGCTGTTACTTCTGTATTTTCCTGCGTAAATACCATGTCAGTAATTAGCGCATACAAAATCGGTTCAAACCGTTTCTTTTGTTCGTTCCATGCCTCATTACCGGATTTGTAAACGTCATAACACGCCGAAAATGTAAAGTCGTCGCCCTCGTCTGCCACGTCTGTATAATTACCACTACGCACGAACGTTCCCCATTCTGATTTGTCAACGTACGTTCTGAACGGGTTCCGGTACAATCTACCCTCTGCGCTTCCGGGGTTTCCTTGGTCTAAGCATTGAAATTGTATTGGGTCTAACGCTCTTTCACGCTCCAATTTTGCCCGGCTGTGCATACTCTCCCATAAAGCCGCCCCCGGTTCCCTTGGGTCAATCTCGTTTGGTTCCCCGGTTTTCAACGCTTCAAAGTTTATGCGAACCCATGCACCATCCGGAATATTTTTAATGCTGTCCCAACTTTTAATATCAATAATCTTTTCGCCTCCCTTTTCAATCTTACCAATCAAATCTTCCTCATGCCATCGGGTAAATACAATCAGTTCTTGCGATTTATTGTGCAAACGCTTTTTTACAACGGTCGTGTACCATTTCCACGCCGCATTGCGTACAATCGGGCTGTTACCCTCTGAATAATCTTTGTAAACGTCATCCATAATCATAACGTCAACGGTCTTTGACGTCAACGCACCGCCACGACCTACAACACGCAACGAACCCTTATGCCCAACCATTTCTATAACGTCAGAATTTCGTAAATACGTGTTTGCCATCGTTACCACATTTGAACCATTCAAAAAGGTTTTCGGAAATATTTCCCGATATTTTGGGGTGTCAATTATTCTTTGTACGTCCCGGTTAAAATCCCTTGCAATTGTGGCGGCATACGAACCAATACAAATTTTTGTGTCCGGGTTCAATCCTAACATAAAAGCGGGTAATTTTCGGCTTGAACCCTCCGATTTTCCGTGCTGGGGCGGCATTTGCACAATCATTTTTTTTATTTCCCCGTGGGCGAACTTATCCAATAGCGTATAATAAACGACGTGGAACGGTTCCAAAGCCAAATCCGGTTGCATGTACCGGGCAAAGTTTATCAGCCTATGGCGTGCCGCCGCTTTTACTATCTCGCCGGGGTTGTTTTTCAATGCTGCATACATTTTAAGCAATTGTTCTTTATCCATTTTGTTTAATTCTTAAAAATAAACCATATATTTTTGTCTTACCCCCGTATTTTTTCTGACTTAAAAACCGGAAATCTTAAAAAACGACCAATTTATTGTTTCATTTTCCATTTGTCGCACGCTTTTTCCGAACGTATTATACTGCGATTTTCGACAAACGGGCATTTTAAACAAATTGGGTTCCCGTCTATATCCAAGTTTGAATGGTCGTAATAATATTTACCCCAACCACAATTCCCGCACGTGTGTACGGGTTTCGGTTCATCTTTTTTCTTGATATTATTCTTTGTTGTTCGTACCATCGTCAATTACTCCTTTTTCTGCTAATTGTTTTTTATATTCTGCTGTTTGCAATTTATCGGCGACCGCAAACAATAGGTCGTCCGGGATTGCTGATACATCGTATTTCGGTGCATCGCCATTTATGCTTTCTTTTATTCCCGGAATCTCAATTTTAATTGGCGCATCAAATCCCAACATCTTTGCCCGGCGTTGTTGTACGTTCAAAAGCAAATCCAAAAACCGGGGGTTCCCGGCGGACGTTTCCGTTGTCGTTTCCTCATACCCGTAATATTCCGGGTTGTCGCCATCCTCCAAAACTTTACGGGGCTTTGCGTTCTGTCTGTTTTTCTCTCTCGTTTTCCCGGTCTTGGAACGTTCCCACGACTCCCACAATTCAACCTCCATTTTATCCAACTTTCGCAATTCCTGCGTAACGTAATCGTCTATATTATCCATACGCTCATGTTTCCACTCAATAAGCAATTGTTGCATATCCCAATAAACCATCTGTTTACTGATTGTGTAACCGACCCCACGCCGGGCGTTTTCTTCATTCAGTCTTTCGGAAATCTCTTTGTACGTGTAACCACGCAAAAACAGATTTGAGCAAAACGACAAATCAAATTCCCTTTGGTCTTTCGTCCTTTTGCACATTTTCGGGCGTCCGCCCCTTTGTCTTTTACTTGCTTCCATTTTCCAACCTTTTTATAACGGCTAAGTCTTTCGCTTTGCTTTCCTCTCAAACGTCGCTTTCCCTTTTGCTTGTTATTTTCGGGGAATTTTCGTTTTAAGCGGATTTTGTTTGTTACTTGATCTTTTATTGTCTTTTGTATTTTCGTCGCCCTACGGGGCTAATTTTGGTTTTCTTTCATTCCGGTACCTAAACGGCAAAGCCCCGGTTATAATTCCGGGGCGTTTATTATGCCTTTTCTACATTATTTCTATACCATGAAAAGGTTTTAAAGCATATTTTTGACGGGGTGCCGTCTTTCTTTTCCTTTCGTATGGTATATTCAAACTTTCCGTCATTGTCAACTCTTATTTCTTCAATTGTGCCAATATTTTCACCTTGTTTCACTCTATCCCCAATTTTAAACGGACAATTTTCTTTTATGTAGCTTTCATCCGCTTTGGCTTTTTCCTTTTCGTTGTACTCCAAAGCCTTTTGTCTTATATGGTTCAATTCTTGAACTCTCTTTACGTATGTTTCTTTATCCATGACTTTATTATTTTTCTGTTGGTAAATCCACGGTTAACAATACGGGTTGCAATGGTTGGTTAAACGTCAGCATTGACAAATGTATTGTTCCGGTTTCTTATGTGGGTGTTTGCGCATAAATTCCGGGTTTTTCTCACGTCCTGCAATTTTAGTGTATGCCATTTCCTGCAATTCCTTTTGGCTATACCCTAATAATGCCGCAATATGGAATAAAACAACGTTTACGTCCGCCAATTCGTCGATAATATCATGCGTTCCGGGATTAATTTCGTTTATTTCTCTTTGTGTTTTTTCCCTGCTTAAATATCTTTCAAACGCTTCAAACAATTCGTTGTATTCCTCGGCTAATTTTCCCAATCTCTTTTCTATGTTCTTGCCGAAAAGTTTATTCATCTTTTCAAACAATCTCTTTTCGTCAAAGTTCAATCCGGCGGTATTGGCGTCTTTTTCTTCAAAATTAGCCATAAACGTTTGCATATCCATTTTGCCAAATTTTCCGTCCGGTGCCAAGACAATAAAATTTCCCTCCGGTACGTCCAACATTACGCCGTTTTCGGTCGGGAATGAATAAACCGCCAAACCGCCGGGCGTTCTCGGAATCTCCATTGTTCCGCCTCCGGTAAAATCAATCAGTCTTTCGATATTATCACGTGTTACGGGAACGGCTCTAACCTCTAACAATCTGCGGCAATACAAATATCCGGCTTTCTCGTTCGGTTCTCTCATATCCGCACGTACTTCGTTTGGCAAATTTTCCAAACCTTTTTCGTACTCAATAAAGAACGTCGCACCTCGCAAAAATATTTCTTCCCTTATATGTTCCACGGCTCGCACCCTCATTCCATAACGACCAATAACCGCATCAATTGCGGCTTCAACAATATATTCGTTTCTGTCGTCAACGTACATTCTTATTTCAAACAATTCTGCCTTTTCGGTAATTTCCGGTTCATGACCGGTAACACTCTTTACCATCAGAACTGTTTTCACATCAAACGGGGTTAATTTACTTTCTTTCATCGCTCTTTTGTTTTTTATATAATAACGTTTTTAATCCATTCATTTTTTTGAAATATATTCTTTTGTTGTCTGTTCGTCCGTATTCGTCGCAAAATTTGGAACATTCTTTTCCATCTATTGCGCAAAGACTACAACGCCATTTTGGGTATATATTTCCGGGTTCATTTGCAATTTCTTCTTTTAGCTTCGTCCATCTTTCAGCAACTACAATACAGCCCCGGTAAACTGCACGTTCTCCGGGGCTGTATTGCCTATCGGGGTCAAACGGTTGTGGTTTCTTTATTCTCATTTTCTATCGAACTAACCAACAAATCCAAATTTTCCTCTGTTCCGGAAATTGAAATTCTTGCTTTCCCTGCTCCCATTACCGCCAATTCCGTAATTGTGCAATCATATTTGCCTGCGGATTTTTGAAACTTTGCCACCTCATTTAATGGCAATATTTTTGTTATCTCTTTCATCGCTCACGTTTTTAGTATTTTACATTACAAATGTAATAATTTCTTTTGGTTTTTATCCATATCAGCCGGAAACCAACGGAAAAACAAAGCAATTTAATTTCAATATCTAAATAAACGTCATGTCCTTTTACGCCCTCAACCATAACTCCGGGCGTCAAATAAAATTGCTTATACTTCCACAAACTTTGCAGATACAAATAAAACCCGATACGTCCAATATGGAATCCGATTGTTTTCATTTCTCTATCTGTTTTTTTATCTGTTCCCAACTCTTTTTGTCAATTACCATTTTCCGGGGGTATTGTATTATTTCGCCCTTGGTATATACAAGATTATAGATACCCAATTGCCCCTTAATTGGCATTTCAACAACACGTCTTGGGTTGCGCATCATCCATCCGAAACCCTTTGTTATTTTTGCCCTCTTTTCCTTTGGAATCCGGGTGTTTTCCCAATCCTCCGGCGTAAACTCTTTTATCGGCTTCACGTCGTACAACTCAACCAATCCCAAAGTAACGCCGCTTTCCATTCCGGGATAAACCGGTTTTGCCGACGAACAAATAAGAACGTCGCCACGGTATGACGTTTTTTTGCTTCTAACTTCAATTGATTTTCGCCCGTAAACAACGCCGTTTTCGTCTTTGTATGCCGCCGTTACCAAATCATTTGCGTATGGCTGTTTGACGGTCAACGCACGCCAACGGTCGTGTTTTTCGGGGTCATATTCTTTGCTATTAAACTGCATAACTTTATTTTTTATCTTTCCCGGCGGGTTCCTTGTAATGGGCAAAACCAATTGGTCGTATCGGTTCCGGCTCCGGAACGGCTGCGTCCTCCTTATTGTATTCAAAAGAAACAATAACCGTTCGCCCCTTTGTCCGTGTCCCAATCAGCCGGGGACCCTCCGGGATTTGAATTTTAATTTCGTTCCTCATTCTCAAAATGGCAAATCATCTTTGTCTTGGTCGGGAATTGGCGGCGGCGGTGTTGGTGCGCCTCCCTGCTGCGTTGTTTGTCCGTCTTTCTTTGGCGACAACATCTCCATATTAAACCCGTAAACTTCTGTAATGTATCTTTTGACGCCGTTGTTGTCCTTATAACTGCGGGTTCTTATTTTCCCCTCAATATAAAGTTTATCGCCCTTTTTTACATACTCTTTTGCAACCTTTACCAATCCATTTTGCAAAACAATATTGTGCCATTCGGTGCGCTCCGGTACTTCTGTACCATTTGCCGTTTTAAATGCTCTGTCAGTTGTCGCCAACGTGAATTGCGCAACCGAACCGCCGTTGTCGAAATCTTTATACTCCGGGTCTTTTCCGACGTTACCCATTAAAATAACTTTGTTTACACTCATAGAAATATAGCTTAAAAAATCCAACTTCCAATACTCCATAACGTCCAAATGTATGACGCAACCGTTAACGCCACGAACGTATAAAATACAATTTTATATCCGGTTTGTTTTTTGATTTTCATCTACTTAAATTTTACGCCATCCAACAAATATTCTTTTTTCATATCCGACCATCCGACGGCATGATTTATCGCTTTCCGGTCGTCGTCGTAAACAAATCCAACTATCCAACCGCCGACGTTTGATTGTTTTATTAGTCTTACCAATTTACCGACGAAAAAAGAACGGTATCGGTAATATGCTGAATTTTCACTAACAAACAAAACCCGTCTTTCTGCATTTATTTCGGGCGGATTTTCGATTTGCGGGCGTTTCTCCCTTTCCGGGTACCTTTGTACCCTTTTAAAATCATTTTGGATTGAACGGCGGGAAATTGCCCCGTAATCGGGTGTTCTTTTTTTCGTCCTCATATTTTCAAACTTCTGTATTCGTTTTTAAGCAATTCAATAATCCGGACGTTGCCCGGATATATTCGCATTTTCTCACGGTCGCCATTCTCCCAACGGTTGTGCATTTCAAAGCAAAGTATATTAATATTCCTTGGGTCATGCGCCATTTCCGGATATGCCCCACGGGTTAATATATGGGAACAATACGTTGCCGAAAAATTGTGCAAAGGTCGCAACGTTTCCTCGCATCTGTGCGGCTTATGTTCCCAAACCCACCGGAAAAACCGTTGGTTGGCAACGGGAATGTCGCCACGTCCTAAAACGCAATTCCCGAACAATTCCCGTTGTAACTCAACACGCAACCGTATATCTAACCGAAAATTACGAATATCCAATAACGGTTCGTAACCACGTGCAACGCAATATTCATATTCGCAACGCTCGGTCAACAATATTGGCTCCATTACATATTGTCTGTATCGTCCGCCGGGTCTGCCATTTCCGGGAACATATCATTTTCATTTTCGTTGTCTGCATCATTTACGTAAACTAACGGGTTTGGTTCCCCATCAGCCCCGAACAAATCCATTTGCGCCTTTTTGCCCTCAAACAGAAATTCGTAAACCTCGTTTTCAATATTGCAAACAATGTTTTCCAACTCTTCCTCAAAACCGAACGTTTCAACGTTATATTTCATTCGTGGGGTATTGATTGCTGTTTTCTGATTGTTTGATATGGTAAACAATCCGGTTAAAACGACGCCTACGTTATCATCTTGCCCGGACAAAGAAACGCCCCTAACCTCTATATTGCCCAAACATTCTTCCGCAAATGCGGCTGCAATATCTGTTTGTTTCTTTGTTGCTTTAAACTCCGGCGTTGCCATCATGGTTTTAAATGACGTTATGTTGAATACACGTCCCATAATCGGGCGCAAATCATTAAACAAATGACGCAAATCCGGGTGTATGTCTTTTGCACTCAATACATGGTATTTGTTCGTGTAACTCTCATTTCCGACAACTTCCGTTACTTCATAATGTACGTCTAACCCGCCATCTTTCAATAACTTTACTTTCGATAATGAAAACTTTTCCTTTGTAGGAATCGGCATAACATTTTGTTTTTTTCCGCTCATAATTTTTAATCTTTATTGTTTCCCGGTTCCTCCGGGTCGGTTTCTTCTTGGAAATACTCGCACGGTTCATCATCAGCACAACGACCGGACAAACAACATACCGGATAATCCACGCAATCAATGCACATTTTTTTTTCGTTCATAATTTAAAAGTCTGTTTCATTTAACAATTTTGCAACCTTGTTTTCCGGCTCTGCATCCGGTGCAAATATCGGTTTCGGGTCGTGAACTAAAACTCCCCTTTTTACCTTTTTGGTCTTTGCGGGTTCCGGTTCCGGGTTTAACTTCAATTGTTCCGCCGGATATTCTTTTGGTTTCAGTTCTATAATACCATTTTCCACCAAAACCGGAATACAACGTTTGCAGACTTTCACGTCCTCCAACGCATCATGCGCCGGGAATGTTTCTCCGGGGAAACATTTATTATAAAGTTCTTCCAACGTCGGGAATTTTCCGGGGCGTCCATTTGCAAACATTGCGCCGACAAATTTAATTGTTTTCATCATGGTATCAATTCGTTTTCCCTTAAACAATGCGTCCTCGGCTTTTTCGTCGTAATACTCACGCCCCATAATTCGCAATATCATTGCTTTTACAATTGACGTATCAAAGTAAATGTTGTGTCCTACCAACAAACGGGCTTTTTCGCAATCCTCCAAAAATTCGCCTATAATATCAGCAAATGGGACGCCCTCGGCGTTTGCTCTATCTGCTGTAATTCCGTGAACTTCTGTTGACGCTTCCGGTATTTCCCATCCCTCCGGCTTAATAATGTAGGAACGTTCCTTTTCGTTTACCGCCCATGCCAATTGCACAATATTTGGAAATTCCGCAAAATCAACGTCCCATTTTGCGCCCTTTGGGGGCAACCCGGTTGTTTCACAATCGAACGTCAAAACATCTTTCATAATGTCGTTTATCTCATTTCCTTTGCTGTCTTTCAATGTTACTTTTTTCATAATCAAATTTCATTTGGGTCTGCAATATATATATAATATTCTTCACTTGCAATCTGTTTCAAATGCTCAATATGTTCTATCAATTCCGCATTGCTCAACTCTACAATTGTCCGCAACCGGGTTTCATATTTCCCGGTGTTAATATCCGGGGTCTGCTCATACATAACCGGGGACAACTCACGCAATCGGCGTTCGGTTTGTTCCTCTGTCAGACGTTCGCCCGCCTCCCAAATTCCGGTTCTGAATGTTGGTACAACGTAATTGAAATAATAACCTTTCAAAGCCTCTGACGAACCTTGCGACGCTACAATAAAACGGGCGATTATGCGGCTACCTTTGTGCATTGCAAAGAATTGATTTAATTCCCCCATGTACATTTGTAAACCGCCGTTATTATTAATCATTCCCGTTGCTGTTATCTCTCTTTTCCTCATTGTCTTTCTTTTCTTGGTCAACCAATTGTTTCATTGTAATATTAAACGCTTCGCCGCCAACTTCCAATATAAACTTTCTTTCGCTGCTTGAATATCCCTGCAACTTCTTATCCATTGCATTTGCATACAATACCGTCATTTGTCCCGGTTCAAAAACTCCTCGTTCCTGCAAACGGTCTATCGGGTGCCGCTTCAATGGTGCGTCCGCCATCATTCCGGCTTTTCTGCGGGTGTTTTCCAAATCGGAAATAACCACTTTCAGATTATTATAAAAAGCGGGTGTTTTCAACACGTCCGCAATTGTCATTTCTTTAACTTCCATATTGTTTTGTTTAAGGGACGCCGGGGAACCGACGCCCCGGTTAATTACTCGCTTTCTGTGTATTCCTCAATAATCAAATCGTCCTGCCCTCTTTTAACTTCTTCAATGAATCCTTGGAACCCGTTTTTCTTGGCAATATCAATAATTGCTTGCAATCTCTTTTCGCCCAAACTTTCGCCCCTCGCTATGCGGAACACTTTAACGGTTGGATTGCTGGCAATAATAAGTTTTGCGGCAACTTCCATAATCTGCGAATCTGAAACTTTTCCGGCAATAAATGGTACGTCATTTAATACCAATCCGTCGTCAGTGAATGAAAGTCCGGATATTGGCAATTTTGCCGACGAAATAAGTTTTTCACGCTCTGCGGATAATTCCGCAATTTCTGAATCCATCTTTTCCGCTTCTGCTTTTTTGTCGTCTGCTTGTTTTTTCTTTGAAAGATAATCGGCAACCTTTGCAGCCTTTTTGTTGTGTTCCTCGGCTTCTTTCAATTGTTTTTCTGTATCGAAATTATTCGGGTTCAAAGCCTCATAATCTGTTAACCATTTTTCGGCACTTGCTATTTTTCCCTCATAATCTTTCTTTTCTTCTTCAACGACCGAAACGGTTTGTTTATACGTCTTTTCGGCTTCTTCCATTGCTTTCTTTGCCGCCTCAATTGCTTTATTGTATGAATCTTTGGCGGCTGCCAAACGTCCCGGAATCTCTGCCAATCTCCCCTTTCTTTCTTCCATACGTAAACGCACGCCCTTTGCTTTCTCAACCAACTTTGCGTTTTCCTGCTGTTCTTTCATCAGTTCCGTAATGTCCTTTGGTTTGGCATACGTTTTCAAATCCTGCGTTGTCAATCCCTGCCCGGCTGCATCTGATATTGATTTGTAGGTTTTCAAATCTCGGTTTACTCCGGTACGTTCTGTTTTAAGCCCGGCAACGGTTGTATCAATTTCGGCAATCCTTGTTCTTACTTCTTCCGGCAACAAAGACTTTACAACCTCAATTTGCTTTCTGCGTCCCTCGGCGGTTTCCGACCAACGGGAAAATTCCACGGCGTCAAAATCTGTATAACCGAAAATCTTTTGTAACATAGAAACGTTATCACTTTTCATTCCGGTTGTCTTTGATTTAATTGATAACGTGCCACGTGGGTTTGCCTTTGTAAACTTCAATTCAACCTCGTATTCCTCGCCGTCGTCTCCGACAATCATTTTTGCAAAACCTTTGCTTTCTCCGTTCTTCAATACGGCGTCACGGTTCCCGGTCAACAAAGCCCCAATTGCTTTTAATACGGTTGATTTTCCCAACTCATTATCTCCGGTAATGAAATAAACGTTACCGTCGAAATCTGCGTTAAACTCTTTAATTACTTGGAAATTTACCAATTCTAATTTCTTAACTATCATTTTTGCTCTCGGTTTGTGCCGGGGTTTCCCTCGGCGGTTAATATTATTTTTTTGTTTCTCTCATTCTTTGGTATATCATTGTTTGCACCTTAACAAATGCGTCCCGGCTTTCTTTCGCTTCCTCAACCGTGCAATCAGCAATGAAATTTTCCAAACGCTTGTATAATTCGTTCAACTCTTTGTCGCTCATTGCGTGCCGGGTTGCTCCTACTTCATCAATAAACTTTCCCATCAGAAACCCGGTTTTAATTTCAATTGTTTCAAAACTTCTTTCAACTCTGAATCTGTGTAATTTTGCGCAATCTCTTTTGATACGCAATTGTGGTTCATAGCAATTGTTATTGCTCTTTCTCTGCTAATCTTAATTTGCTTTCTTTTAATCATAGCTTTATATTTTATCCGGGAACCCGCCCGGTCGGTTCGTTGTATCTCAACGGCACAAAGGTACGCATATTTTTTTAATTACCAAATATATTTCTTTTTATTTTTCAGAAAAACGAATAAACCCGGAACGCCTACACATTCCGGGTCAATCTCAAAATATCCTCAATTGTTTATCAAATAACTTTGCAATAACTGCATCAACTTCGCTTTCCAATTTCTTGCAGGTCGCTAATATTTCCGGGCGACGTTGCGCAAAATATCTGCGTTGATTATGACGCAATTGTTTTGTTAATTCAATAAAATAATCAAAGGCATATTCCCATTCATAACCGTATGCAATTGAAACTTTATGTTGGCAACATCTTGTTATTAAAGAATGGTCGTAACCATATTTTTTACATGCTTCATCAATACTTTCAAAATAACCTATCAATTCCCCGTTCTTAAACTGAAACAAAGGTTTTGAATGTAAACAACATTTGCCACGTTTCCCATAAAAAGGACAATTTTCTCCACTTTTAGATAATCCAATACGTTCTTTTGTTATTGGGTTATTATTATTTTCTTTTATAGTAACCCATCTTAAATTATCAACAGAATTATTTTTTCTATTTCCGTCTATATGGTCAACGCATGGTTTACCGTCCGGGTTTGGAATAAATGCCATTGCAACAAGTCTATGAACTAAACATGTGGTTACTTTCCCTCCAATACATAAATGAATGTGTTTATAACCGTATGTGTTTGTTTGCTGTTTCATCAACTTTCCATTTCTAAACACATTTCCGTTTCTATCAATTTCATATTCTTTAAAATCCGGAATACTTATTTTTTCCGGATTTTCGATTTGCGGGGCTTTTTCTTCTTCCATGTATATTTTATCCATTTTGAAATTAAAATCGCTCTACGTGGCTAAAACAAACGTTCGTGCATGTTGCTTGGTAAATTCTGACGCACCCAATCGGGGTTGTTGCGCAAAATGTATCGTCCAAAGTGCATTATCAACGTGGCGTCGGCGTTCCACAATGCCGGTTTCAATTCCGGGTACAAATTCCCGGCAACCTCTTTGTATCTGCGTTTTCGCTCGTTCTTTTCTTCTTTTTTTCGTGTCGTCTTTGCTCGCAACTTCAATTCGTTTTGCCATTTCATAGGGTGTACCATGACAAACGGAATGTCGCAAACTGCAATGATTGCTTTCAATTGCTCAAAGTTTGCCATCATCTTTTGTATTCGGTACAATTTACCCATATTTACGCCATCGGCACCCGGCGTTACATCATCCGGGCGCACGCTCAATTTTTCCAAAAAAACAATTGGCGAACAAATGCTTTTCAAATACAACAAATAGTCTTTGAGTTTGTTTATATCCTTTGGCATTTGTATTGCTGTAATATTTTCATTCGGACGCCATTTAACAATACCCCCATTTGCTCCGGGGTCAATTCCTACTATACAATCAATTTTCATTTTTATATCCTCCCGCTTTTGTAAAATAATCTATTACGCCAATTATAAAGCAAACAATAAATAGTTCCATGATTATTGTTTAAATAAGTTCTTAAATATAAAATATAGCACATTCACAACAATAGAATTTCCTGCCATTTTATATTGCTGTGTTTTACTTATTCCGGAATTTTGGATTTTATTTATATTTTCATCAGAAACATCCATTAAACGAAAACATTCTTTTTCAGTCAGTTTCCTAATACGAAAATATTTATTATTAATAGGTTCATACAATAAATTATCTTTTTGAACTGTTATTATTGTATTACTTATTCCGTCTGTTCTTGGTTCTAATATAGTCATATTATGCCTACCCTCTTTAAAATCTCCATTTTCGTATGCTTTACGCATTTTCTTCCCGTATTCGGTTCGTTTAGGGGTTAAAACATTTGGTTCTAATGGTTCAATTATATAATTATCATCTAATCTATCGTTTGGGTGTGTTAGAATTGTTTTTGCTATACAATCCCCATTTGTGGGCTTAAATGTAAATCCATTCCCTTTTTCTCTTTGTATCTCATTTTTTCTTATAAACGACGACAAACAACGTTGGCTTAAATAATATCTATCATCAACATTTTCATCCAATAAATCTTTTAATTTTTTATCAGACTGAAAAGGTTTAGGGAAATCAAACCACGCATCCCCCAATATACTAACCATAAATACACGTTCTCTATTTTGAGGAACTCCAAAATTTTTTGAATTTAGTATTTGAGTAAAATTAGTATATCCCATTTCCGTTAAAAAAGAGTGCCATTTATGCAAATATGGCAAAAACTTTTTCCGTGTTAATGCTTTTACATTTTCCATTAATAGATATTTTGGGCGTTTTAATTCAATAGTCTTTTTACATTCCCATAAAAGCCCGCTTCTTGTTCCGCTTCCCTCTTCCAATCCTTTTTGTTGCCCTGCGCTTGATATGTCAGTACATGGGAAAGAATATGTAAACAAGTCAAAATCGGGAACATTTTCCCAATCTATTTTTGATATATCGCCAAAATTTCTATCCTTATATTGTGGATAAATTGCATTATGTGCCATTATCGCATATTTATCTATTTCCGACCATCCTACCAATTCATAATTAATTTTCATTCTATCTAATGCCATACATTGACTATCATAACCGCTAAATGCTGTAAATACTTTTAATGTCATATCCAAAACTTCATGTAGTTATCAACTTGCATTTCCTCGGCAATCATCCGGTCAAATGCTTTTATAATCTCTTTTTTCCGGGCAACCTCAAACGCCGTAAAATCAATTTCCGGGCTTTCGGTTCCTTTTCGGCGAACTTGAAACGCTGTATATTGGTTTATCATTCCACGGGCTACACGCTGCATATACCGGGCAAACGCTTCTTTGCGGTCGTCCTCTTTAACTTGTACATCATCAGCTAACCCGCATTTTTGCAACCATTCATACAAAAACATATCATCAGTTAGCCCCAATATTAATTTCCCGGTGTATTTGTAGCAAAGGAAAATATAACGGTTCCGCCATTGTCTTTGTATCTCAAATCTCCGGATTTGCTCCGGCGAAATTTCATTGTTTTTTTCCGGTATAGCTTTGTATGCTTTGTCAATTATATCTGTCTGCTTTTGCTTGTATGCTTTCAGAATCTTTGCAAAGTAATCGGCGTTGAACTGTTGATAATGGTTTTTGTCCGGATTCCCTTGTTTATCTTTCGGCAAATATTCGTCTAACTCTCCGGTCGTCGCCAATTCAAAAGCCATCTTAATATCAGCCAACGTCATATCTGAGTAATAACGTTTCAGAATATCCAACAACCGGGATTGTATATAATTCCAATCATTTTCATTCTGTGGTATTATATAACCAACGTCTATTGCTATACGCTTAAACAGTAACGAAAGATTTTCAACTAATTTTGCATCGTCAATTTCCGCAATTGGTGTTTTTGTTGACGCTGCGAAAACATATTTTTCAACTGGGTTTAATGCTTTGGCAACCTCCGGCAATTGCACCATTCTACGGCGTACTTCAATGGCTTTTGTTCCGGGCTTGGTATTATATATTTCTAACGCCGTATTTTCTTTTTTTTCAATTGCTCCCATATCAATCAAAATCATTGTTTAAATACTTCATCATATCCGCAATTTCTTTGCTGCTTTGCTGCTCTGTCTTTACGGAACGTTTCATTTTTTCCCATTTTTCGTATTTTTCGGGGGTTGAATCATATTCTAACGCCGCCCAACCTTTTGAAATGCTTTCTTTTATCAGAATCAACGCAAATTCTTCCGGGTATTTACTCAAACCATTTAAGTTTGCTTGTATCGCTGAAAAACTCTTTTGCGACGTTCTCCATTTCGGTTGACACATCAAAATATAAAAGTTCCGTTTAAATTCATCGCTATCAAATGGGAATACAAGTTTTGCAAAGTAATTATCAACTTTATCAATTACTTGTTTTCTGACGTCCAACAATTCCGGGGTAAACCCATAAACAATACTTGCTTTAACTGTTTTTTCTTCGTTTGAAAAATTGTCTTGTGAAAATCCGTTTGGATTTTCTTTTGAGGCTTTAGCCTCTTTCTTCATAGTATTATTAATATTATTATTATTAATATTATAGTCTTGTAGTCCGTTTTCGGACTGATTGTAGTCCGTTTTCGGACTGTTGTTTAGTCCGTTTTCGGACTGCTGTATATTAATATTATAGTCTTGTAGTCCGTTTTCGGACTGATTAAAGTCCGTTTCGCTTCTGTTCCATGTTTTACATTTTTCCGTAAATCTTAGATACTTTGTTTTCCCAAAAGAACTCAACTCAATAAATCCTC